GCTGCCGAACATCACGCTGGAGCAGGACGCGGAACTTCGCCTCGGCTCCGACCCGTACACTGCTGCCTACGCCGCAGTGCCTCGCGAAACACTGCTCCGGTACAACGGTCGCGACTCGGTGGTGACCGCGCTGCTGGGAAACGTGTTCGAGGCGCAGCTCGCCGGTGAGCCGAACATCCAACGCATCTGGGACAAGGTAGTGCGCCCCGCCTCGACCGCCATCGCTCGCGTCGAGCGCTGGGGCGTGCCGTGCTCGCTGGACGAGCTTCGCTACTTCAGCTCGCAGCTCACCATCCGCCTCTCTGGAGTGGAGCAGCGCCTCGCCGCCTACGGGAACATCAACTGGGGCTCAGTCCAGCAGCTTCGGAAGTTCCTATACGAAGACCTCGGGCTCTCGATTCCCGCCGACTCGCTGACCGACTCCGGGCTCCCTTCGACCGACGAGGCGACGTTGAAGCTGCTGAAGGCGCAGCACCCAGTCGCTGGCGACATCCTCGACTACCGCTTCCTGCACAAGATGAAGGGCACCTACGCCGAGGGGATGCAGGAGCACGTCCGCGCAGACGGTCGTGTCCACGGCAGCATCAACCTCGACGGTGCGCGCTCGGGCCGCACCTCGATGTCCGACCCCAACCTCCAGAACATCCCGCGCTCCAAGGACTCGCCAGAAGGGAAGATGGCGAAGGACTGCTTCTGCGCGCCTCCGGGGCACATGCTGGTCCAGCTCGACTACTCGCAACTGGAGCTGGTCATCGCGGCCCTGCTCAGTGGCGACGAGGAGATGATCGCCATCTTCGTGTCGGGGCAGGACTACCACCTGAGAACCGCGCAGCTCATCTCCTTCGTGTGGGGCAAGAAGCCAGAAGAGATCACCGCGGTCGAGCGCACGGCAGCCAAGGCGTTCAACTTCGGCATCCTCTACGGCATGTCCGACGAGAGCATCGCCGCGAACGCCGGGATTTCAATCTCCGAGGCCCGCGCCATCAGGCAAGCCATCTTCGGCAAGATGAAGAGGCTCGCCGCGTGGGTGAATGAGCAGCTCGCCTTCTCGCGCCGCACCGGCGAGGTCTGGACCATCTGGGAGGGGCAGAAGGCTCGCCGCCGCTCGCTGTTCCGCATCGGGAACCGCGATCAGGGTGACACCAACGCGAAGATGGCGAAGGGCAACGCAGAGCGCTCCTCGTGGAACAGCGCGGTGCAGGGAACCGCGTCGGAATTCTGCATCGCTTCGCTGGTGCGGTGCGTGAAGCTCATTGAAGAAGACGGCTTGCCTGCCGAGTTGGTGCTTCCGGTCCACGATTCGCTGATGTTCGTCGTGCCGACCAAGCACGTCCGAACGGTCGTACCGGAGCTCCGGGCGGCGATGACTCAGTACGACTGGTTGGGCAAGGTGCCGCTCAAGGTTGATGTGGAGGTAGGCCCATCGTGGGGGAGCCTCTCGAAGATGCCTCCTTGACCGCACAAGTCAGTGAGGCTGTCAGACCACCCGTGTAGAAGACCAACCCAAGCAGCGAGGCGATAACATGGCGAAGCTCAACGAAATCGAAGTGGACAAGTACCTCAAGGACAGCGTGGACATCGAGCCCACGCAGCTCCAAGAGGAGTACGTGCGCGTGCCGGCTGACATCGCGTACTGGAACGAGCGGTACAGCCAAGCGCTGCGCCGCCACCTGATGGCCAAGATGACCCTCGACCGCATCTACGCCGGGCTGCAAATCGAGACGCGCGAGAAGCTCGCGCTGGAGGGCGGGAAGGTGACGGAGGCGACCGTCTCGGCCAACATCGAGGTCAACCCCGCCTACCAAGCCGCCCGCCTTGAGGTGCTCGAAGCCGAGGTCGAGTCGGCCCGAATCAAGGGGGTGGGCTACGCGGTGAGCGCCAAGCGGGAGATGATCGTCTCGCTCGGGGCTCACCTCCGCATTGAACTCCAGCACGACCCCATCATCCGAGAGCACTACCGCGCGAAGAGGCTGGAGCAGGAGGGCTGATGTCCTCCATCGACGACGCCATGGTGCGTCAGTTTGGGGTCACGCGGGTTGCCGGGCGCAGCATCATGCGCCCGACCAGCAACCGGCCAGCCGTGAGCATTCCCTACGAGCAGGTGGAGGAAGACCTCCGCGTTGCTCTTCACGCGATCAAGCGCCGGTTGCCCTCGCGCGCTGGCAAGGAGTCGAACTGGTTTCGCAAGGCGACGGTGGCGATGCTCACTTCCGCCATCACCCTCCTCGGGGAAGCGAGGAAGGCGCACAAGTCTTCACCGCGCAGCAGCGGGCGTTCCAACCGCTGACGGACAAGGGGAGCCGTCCTCCCCGGCATTCAAACGAAGCAGCACGATAGGACCAAGCCAAAATGAGCAACCTCGTGAAGTACCAGCCGTACACCGAAGAAGATGCCACGCAGGAAGGGTCGGATCTCGACAGGACCGCAGCGAATTTTATGAAGCTCGGAGAGGGGCGAAGCGTCATTCGCATCCTGCCCGCGCTCGCGGGGAAGGGGTACGGACCCAACAAGTCCTCGCCCTTCCGCACCGTGTTCACCCACTTCCTGCGCAAGCCGGGAGAGAAGGGCGCGCTGTCTTCTGCCTGCCCGAACAAGGAGGGCAATCAGCACTGCGTCGCCTGCGACACCGCCAACAAGCTGAAGTCGAGCGGGAACAAGGCCGACCAGAATCTCGCCTACGAATTCTTCGCGAAGCGCCGGGTCTACATCTCGGTCATCAACCGCGAAGAGCCGGAGAAGGGTGTGCAAGTGCTCGGGGTCGGGAAGACCGTCCACGAGGCGCTGGTGAAGATTCGCAACGACGCTGATGCGGGCGGCGACTTCACCGACCCCATCAACGGGTTCGACATCATCATCGAACGCAAGGGCACGGGCATGACCGACACCGAATACACGGTGATGCCGGCGAGGAAGCAGTCGCCGCTCGGGAACATGGACTGGATCGACGAGCAGCCCGACCTCAACGTCTTCGCGAAGGTGAAGAAGGAGGAGATCGAAAACTTCTTCAAGCGGGGCGACTCGGAGGAGGAGCGGGTGGTGAACGCTAAGCCGGTCGGGAAGCCCAAGCCGCGCACCGCTGCTGACGACATGGAAGATGTGCCGGTCTAAGAGCCTCCACTCTTAGAAGCGGCCCACAGCCTGCGCCTGCTCGATCCCCCCGTCGAGCAGGTGTGGGCTGCCTTCTTCAAGGAACCAAAACCATGACAACTAGAGATCAAGCTCTCGACAAGATCGTAGCCCGTGTGCGCGCTTCCCTCGGCACCGAGTCCGCGCTGCGCCTCAGTGAAGGCAACCGCTCGGAAGTCACAGAGGTCATTCCCACCGGCATCAGCGTCATCGACCGCTACCTACTCGGGTGCGGTGGCCTACCAGTGGGCCGGATGATGGAGGTGTTCGGACCAGAAGGTGTCGGCAAGACCTCGCTCGTGTGCCTATTCCTCGCCGCTGTCCAGCGCGAGGGTGGGTGCGGCATCTACTGCGAGACGGAGTTCGCCTTCTCAGAAGAGCGCTTCACCGTGATGGGTGGTGACCCGGAGCAGCTCGCGCTTCTCCAGCCGAACAACCTCGAGGAAACCTACGACGCTCAGGTCGCGGCGTTGCAGGCGATTCCATCGGGCGTCGGCCCGAACCTGCTCGTCTGGGACAGCATCGCTGCCACCCCGCCGAAGGCAGAGCAAGAGGGAGAGGCCAGCGACATCGCCATGGGACACCGCTCCCGCCTCATCAACAAGCTGTGCCGCAACATCCCGAAGCTCGCTTCGGAGAAGCGGTGCGCAGTCGTCTACGTGAACCAAGTCCGTCAGGCCATCGGCATCACCTTCGGCAACCCTGAAGTGACGCCCGGAGGCCCTTCGGTGAAGTTCTTTGCCACGCATCGCCTTCGCCTCGGCGCAGGCAAGCCAGTGAAGGACGGCTCGACTGAGGTGGGCCGCGACGTGGAGATCAAGATGAAGAAGAACAAGGTCGCTCCACCGCATCGTGAAGGGCTGGTTCGCCTTCGCTTCGACACCGGCTGGGACGAGGAGTGGAGCACCATCTCGCACGCCAAGGACATGGAGGTCATCAAGCAGGACGTGAAGACCTCGGCCAAGGCTTACGAGGAGGCGTTGATCGCTCTGGAGTGGAAGAAGGCGACGGAGGCTGCATGAAACGACTGAGCAAGGCGGTGAAGTTCGACGGGGACAAGCCTCGCGCTGACCTAATGAGCGGACCCGCCTTGCTCGGGCTGTCGCGCATCCTCGGCCACGGGGCTGAGAAGTACGCGGCAGACAACTGGCGGAAGGGTATGGCGTGGCGCCGCCTCATTGGGGCTGCGCTGCGTCACCTGCTCGACTTCGCGGACGGTCAGGATCTCGACGAGGACTCGGGCCTGCCGACCATCGACCATGTGGCGTGCTGCGTGATGTTTCTCTCGGAGTACCAGAAGCGCGGGCTGGGCGCTGATGACCGATGGCGTCCTCCCCGCACAAGTCTCAAGCGGAGGAAGAAACGTGACTCGAATCGCAGCAGTGGCAGACGTTCACCTCGGGAACCATCGAAGGTTCGGCGGCCCAGTCGTCGCCGGCATCAATAGCCGTGGGCGACTTGCGCTCGACACGCTGAGACGCGCCATCGCACGCTGCCCACCCCGCGTGCGTGCTCTCGTCGTGCTGGGCGACCTCTTCGACACTTCGCACCCGGAGCCGCAGCTCATCGCGGAAGTGCAGGAGATCGTGAAGGACATCCAGCTCATCTGCCTGCTCGGGAACCACGAGCAGGTGTCTGGGACTCCGGGTGACCACGCTCTAGGGCCGCTTGCTCCGGTTGCCACCGTTGTCGAGAAGCCGACCATCCTCGACCTCGATGAAGTCGAGCTGTGGGCTGTGCCATTTCGCCCCGGTCGTGCTACTGACTGGCTGCCTCAAGTTTTGGCCGAGATGCAGGGTAGCGCCTCCAAGGGTCGCCAGCCTCGCTCCGTAAGGGTTCTCGCCCTGCATCTTGGCCTCCTCGACGACAGCACCGCTCCGTGGCTTCGAGAGGCGCACGACGCCGTGCCGGCTCACCTCGTTGAAGACCTGATGACCGAGCACGACATCGAGGTGTGCATCGCCGGGAACTGGCACGACAGGAAGACGTGGAAACTTGGGGGTGGCCGCACCATCTTGCAGGTTGGCACGCTCTGCCCAACCGGGTGGGACAACCCCGGAATCGACGGGTACGGTGGCCTTGCTCTGCTCGACTGCAACTCCGGCGCGCCTTGCGCTGTGGCTGTCGAGGAGATTCCCGGTCCTCGCTTCGTGAAGATCACCGCCCCGCATGAATGGACGATGAAGCTCCTTGACCTGAAGCAGACCGGGCAGTCCGTCTTCGCAAGAGTCGTTGCCCCGCCGGAGTTCATCAACACGGCGCGAGAGTGGTTCGAGAATGAGAAGAAGGCTGGCACCATCGTCGATGGCGAGGTCGAGCCGGAGGGCACCGAGGAGCGCATCGCTGCTATCACCGCAGCGCACAGCGCCCGGAGTGCCGACACCCTCGACGAAGCCGTCTCCAACTTCGTGCGCGACATGAGCTTGCCGGATGGGGTTGACCGCGCTTCTGTGCTCGCTAGGGTGAAGCGGTTTCTGGGGAGCGCTGCGTGAGCGCATTCGGCGGGACCAACATGCCTCGCTACCCCGTCTGGTTGAGCGGTGTATGGATGGCGCACGACCACTGGTACAACGGGCGCAAGGACAAGGAGTGGCCCGGCCTGACCACTGCTGCGTTTCAGTCCATGGTGCGCGCTGGGGTCTTCGTGATGGAGCGCCGTGGGCCTCGCGGGGGCAAGTGGTACAAGCTCTCCGGGCACCTCCAGTGGGATGCGTGGCGTGAGAAGTACCTCGCCCGTGTCGAGGCCCGATTGATTGGCGACGCTTCCCGTCGCCTTGCGAGGACCGCATGATCGTCAAGGTTCAGGTTGCCAATGTGGGCTCGATGCCGATGTGCCTCGTCTATGACCGGCAGCGGAAGTTCGAGTTCCACGGCCCGATGCCGGAAGACTTGCAGCTCCTCATGGGCGAGCGCCTCAAGGCGTTCTTCCTCGCCGAGCTTGACGACCAGCGACGATTCTCGATTGGACAGGAGGCACCGTGGCAGACGTGGTGAAGGTGACGCACGAGCAGGTTTTGGAGCGAGCCAAGGAACTCTACGAGGAGGAGGGGCTCATCGAATTCGACGAAGAGCCTGTCCTCTCGAAGGGCGACGGTCGTGGGGCCTATGTGCAGGCGTGGGTCTGGGTTCCCATCGAAGACAACGAGGAGATCTTCCCTTGAACATTCAGGAGCTCATCCTCGACGGCTTCACCAAGCACAAGCACACCCACCTCAAGTTTCCCGCAACGGGAGTCGTGGTCGTTGCAGGAGACAATGGCGCTGGGAAGAGCAGCATCGCCGAGGGGCCGTGTGTCGGTTACTGGGGCGAGACGCTTCGTGGGACGCTGCCGTGGTCGGGAGACGGGTACGTGACTGTCATCTCCGACCGACTGACTGCCACCCGCGAGCGCAAGGGCAGCCGCACCAAGCTGTCGTGGAATCTGCCGGGAGAGCCCGCCGTTGAATTCGAGACGACGACTAAGGCGCAGGAGGCGCTGGAGAACGTGGTTGGCAGCTTCGCGCTGTGGCGACGCTCTCGGGTCTTCTCGTCGCAGGACGCTTCTCACTTCACGCTGGCGACGGATGCCGAACGCAAGAGGCTGCTGGAGTCGTTGCTCGGGCTCGACCGCTTCGACGGAGCGCTGGGGGCGTGCAAGGCGGAATACAAGGCTGCTTCGACTGACGAGCAGCGAGCGCGGAACATGGCTGATGCCGCCAAGGCTGCCCTTGCGACCTTGTGCGCCCGAATCCAAGACGCGGACGAGTCGCTGAAGGGCGTTGACGAAGTTCCCGCAGACTTCGACGAGGCGGCAGCGAAGGCCAAGGCAGCCAAGGCCCAGCGCTTCGCTGACGACGTGAAGAAGGAGCTGGACGAGGTGCAGGTGCTTCTGCGCGAAGCTGACCGCGGGGATGGGAAGCGAGAGGCGCAGCTCGAGGCGCTCTCCCGCCGCCTTCAGAGGCTCAAGGGCAAGACCGCTTGCGACCAGTGCGGCCAGCTCATCGAGGCGCATCTCCACGAGCGACTCAAGGACGAGGTGTCTCGGGAGCAGCGGGCTGTGGAAGCTGGGAAGGAGAAGGCGACGGCTACGCTCAAGGGGTTCGAGGCGCAGCTCGACGACCTCCGCGCCGACTTCGCGCGCTTCCAGCGACAGGCCACCGACCTGAACCTTCAGCTCACTTCGGTCGCTTCCCTGCGCCGTCAGCGCGCCCAGCAAGAAGCCCTCCTCGCCAAGCTGCGCCCGGAGGCATCCAAGGCCACCCTCTCTGCTGATGATGCCGCCGCCCGCGCCATCGCTGCGAAGGCGGTCACGGATGAGCTGGAGTCGTGCGTGCAGGTTCTCGGGCTCAAGGGAGTGCGTGCGCACGTTCTGGGCAAGGCGCTGGGCGGGTTGGAGACGGTGGCGAATGGGTGGTTGGCTCGCATCGCCGGAGCTGGCCTCACGCTCTCGCTGAAGCCCTACACCGAGCAGAAGACTGGCGGCACCTCCGAGTCGATCTCGCTCGAAGTCACGGGCGCTGGTGGCGGCCACGGGTACAGGGCCAGCAGCGGCGGGGAGCGCCGTCGAATCGACGTGAGCATCCTCCTCGCCCTCGCCGAGGTAGCGCAGGCTGCACACGGTACGAGCAAGGGCACCCTCTTCCTCGACGAGTGCATGGACTCGCTCGATGGCGACGGCATCGAGCGGGTGAGCGAAGTGCTCAACGAATTGGCGAAGGACAGGTGCGTGGTGGTCATCACGCACAACCCAGCGCTCGCCTCGAAATTGACGCCGGTGCAGCGCTGGACGGTAGACGCTGGCTCCGTTCGGGTTGTATGACAGCCCCATGAGCCACGAACTCCCCGAACCCCTCAAACCCTCCATGCCATCCACTGACCGCGTTGACCAGATGGACATGGAGGGAGCGCGGCTCGCGATTCGCTCGTTCCTCACCGCGCTCGGCCACAAGGTCGATTCCGATGGTCTGCGCGACACGCCGCGCCGGGTGTCGGAAGCCTTCGTCCAGATGACCGCTGGGTACTTCGAGCACCCCGAGAAGCTGCTCTCCGTCACCTTCGAGGCTGAGAAGTACGACGAGATCGTGGCCCTCGCCGACATCTCCTTCGTCTCCATGTGCGAGCACCACCTGCTCCCCTTCACCGGCAAGGCCGGGGTCGCCTACGTGCCGAAGGCCAAGGTGGTGGGGCTCTCGAAGCTCGCTCGGGTCGTGGACGTGTACGCCCGCCGGTTGCAGCTTCAGGAGCGGTTGACCAAGCAGGTCGCCGAGGCCATCGCCAAGTACCT